TGAGCTGCGGCTGCCATGCGGTTCATGTTTTGTCCTCGTATAACCAACATGCCTTTGCGTGGTTTCGGTTTCATATTGTCTCCTTCCACTGCGCCAGCGCGTTGAGGTCGTTGGGCCAGTCAGGAATAGCTCGAAACTGTCCTCTACTATCCCACCCAGATAAAACCTCTTGTCCGTCAAAAAGCGGATGTTCCCTTTTGGCTACGCATTTCCACCCACACGCTTCAGCCATCGCTAACTTCATTGATTCAGGTGTCATTTCGCGCCTCATTTTTTCTTTGGCCATTTGGTTTGCACGTTTGTTTCTACTCCCTTCTTCATCAGTAGACATTAATCCAGAGGTTGGTACCGGAACGGTAGAACATCTGCGACGGTATATTCGTCGTGATTGGAACCGAATAACTACGACTAGATACATTAGTTAGTAATTTCCAAGGACCTCTTACGTTCGTCGAGTTACTTAAGCTTGCATACTCGCCGTTCCAGCTAACCATTACGTATTGCTTCGTCCATGGCCATAAGAATATCTGGCTTGGTGGCGACGTGCAGCATCCAGCTATATAAGCCGATACGCTAAACTGCTCGACCGAAGCATTAGACCTCACGAACATAATACGAGCCGGGTCATTCGATACGTTAAAATCCTGGCCGATATACGAATTGGTCCGATGGATTATCCAGCCACTTACCTGCTGGTTGCTTAAAGGTAGGTCCCACTGGAGAGCTACCGTATTCGTTATAGGATACTTAACCGGAGCGTTAGTATGAATTAACGGAGTAGTCAAGCGTCCGGTTGGTGGCAGTAACGGAGACATACCGGGAACCGGAGATTGCGACGACACGCGATATCCTACAGCACCGGCTACTAATAGTGCTGATAATCCAGTTACTGCTGTTGTCTTTTCAAGTTTGTTGTTCATATTTTTCCTTTCGCTAATAGTTCAAGCCGCTTCGTCTCCATATCCTTTGCTAATCGTCCGGCCTTAATACGCGCCTTCATATCAAGGTCAAGCCATTCCCAGATTGATGCTTCGATAGCCTTATTAAGTCCGGCATGCGACATAATCCATACCGCAGCTGTAAGTCCAGTCCAGTTCTTGTTATCGACATACTCTCGCAGCTTAGTCCGTTCCTCGTGACTAACTGGACACCAGCATATAAGGCATAGGTATCGAGGAGCTACCTTCCATCCTAATGCCTTAGCGCATTCCCGTTCGCTTTGTGGCGTGAGACTGAGCGCATTGAACCCAGATGCTACGACTGAAGCCATGCCACACTTCGAGCATCGTATCCATCTCGTCATGCCAGGCCGATTAATCGGCTCGACTTTAGCTCGGGGTGGTAGGTTCATATCCAAGTCATCTGATTGATTTGCGTCTCGATTAGCTTCGCAAACCCTCCGCGACGCAGGAAGTCCCGAGCATCCTTATTCGGTGTTGGAACATCCCATATCACCGAGCGCAGGCCAGCTTTCTGGAGGTCCTTCTGCAATCGCTCTGCACCAACTCGTCCTGGCCTCCACTTAATAGTCCCGTTCTGCTTCTCTTCGTCATTATCGGCTACGATTACAGCTCGTCGGGCTCGAAAATGTTTGAGCGCGTTAACTACTACGTCATTGCCGCTATTAGATGATGGTCGACCGATAACGTGCAATCCCATACTCATCAAAGCTAATGAGCTCGTCGGGCCTTCAGGTAGATATACCGTAGAGTCCAGGCGATTCTGCTGGCCAAGGAATACGCCACCACGAGAACCTTTTACAGACCACTTAAAGCCGCTATCGCTTCGTAGTCTTATTCCGCACATGATTGTATGCGACCACGTGCTATCCGGGCTATTCTCTACCATCCACATCGGGAACGCCCAGGCATTCATATCGCGAGACCAGACGACTCCCATATCTCTGCACGCGCCGCCATCTACGCCTAGCGATACTGCGAAGCTATCAATCATCATCGCACTCGTATCGAGTGAGCCCCACTGCTTCATCATGTGGTCTGGAGTGAACTGTAGTTTTACCGGCTCGAATCGTCTAGCTTGTGGAGCTACGTATTGCTTAACGCCGTTATCATAGAAGTGATAGAACCCGCCGCCTTTACATTCATTCTTAGATGGAACACGCATGCAGACCATAGCTCTATCGCCGAATCTACACCAGTCTGTCTTGCCACATATCGGGCAAGGATTTTTATTATCACAGTGAACCCATATATCACTCATTGCTTGAATCCATTTCGTTTTAAGAACAGTTCGCACGGTTCGGCCTTATCGTCCCAATCCTTACCGTAAGGCATGTGCCTTCCTCGTAGTAAATGCCAGTAATAAAGTCTGACAGCCTTTCCGTCACTCTGGCCACCCAGGTCAACTGGATATGGCTCCATGTGAAAGCGGTGACAGTAATCGCACTCACAAATCTTATGGATGTTAGACCTATTCATCCGAGCCATGAAGTCCTTAGCGGATTTCTCAGACTCAAACGCAAGCTCGTCGGTCTTACGACATCGCATCTCACGGAAGTAAAGGTCCGGATAGAGCATCGGGCTGCGGAGGGGTGGAGTCCAGGCTGGCTTAGGCCTCGATGGCATTAAAGGCGATGTGCGAGCGAACACGAAGTGCTTACCAGGCCTCCGCGGAAGCTTCCTAAGCTCCTCGTGACCCTTTGCCGATAAGACGTAACCGAATAGCTCGTTACTCAAGGCGCACCTGCCCTTCAAACTTCTTGCTGGCCCAATACTCTTTCCAATACTCTTCGCCCTTGGCCTCCGCAGCTATATCGGCCGTATTTAGCTCAAGCTCTGCTTCGGCATTAGCTCTGCTCTCTTGCTTTGCCTTCGGCTTTTTATCCTCTGCTATTCGCTTCAACGTCATGCCATAGTTATCCACTCCTTCGTAGTTCCACCCATCCTTGCGGTGGAGTTTTTGAGTAAAGCCATCATAGTTAACGTTATGCTGAGGCCGTCCCCACTTCTCGGTAACCACGACAATGTCTGGATGCTGGTCTCGCAGGCTTTGAGCCATTAGCATTCGCTTCTCACGAAAGGCATCTGCCTTGTTATTACCAGCCAGGTGGTCACCGCCGTATATCTCCGTCATATTACCACCCTTGACCGTGCCAGTCGTTAGCTTCTGAGCAAGGAACGCATTGAATAGTATCGTGCACCAGTTGGACTTTAGCGCACGTATCGATAGGTCAGTATCCTCGTTATAGCGGCCTCGCCATCTAAATGGTTCTCCGTCCTTCATATTCGTCATATAGAGACTATTGTTCAGAAGGATGCAGGAGTAGATTCGTGTGTTCAGATAGAACGGCGGGAACTTAGCGCGATCCGGGGCGAACATATAATAGTTCATCCCGGATATAGCTACGTTATCGTATCGCTCGGTAAAGTCCTCGCAGCATCGGAAGATTGTCCCATCGTCTACTTCGATACGCAGGTTACGATTAGACCTCCAGAACCGCTGGATGTTATCATCCAGTATCCAGTGCTTCTCGTGGTTATTGCATATCGAATGCTCCCAGACCCAGTTACGGGCAGGGATAGAACAGCCTCCGCCAAAGTGCTCATGTGGCAGGACTAGTAGCTTGCGTTCGTCGATAACCGCAGCATACTGCTTAAACTCTTGAGGCTCGATAACAACGTTATACGGGACCTTGATTTTATCCAAGGCCTTTACCGTCTGGCGCGAGTCGGCTCGGCCCTTCGAGATAACATAGACTGGATATTTAGGATTCATTGACGTATCGAAAGCTCGCAACGCGTTTCAGCTCCGCCTTCGGGAACCACATGTATCGGGTCTCAGCATTAATCTTCTGACCGATAACCTCAGCGAACTTCTTTACGTCGTCCCAAGACTTAAAGTGGACTAGGATTGTCGTGTGAGGTTTCTGCTCCTCTGATACGAACTCTGGCATACCTTGCCATTCCTCGCGCCATGTTTCATCGACAGCGCAGAGTAATAGCTGAGGGTCCTTGCTAATCTCTGGATTCGAGAAAGCAGGCATTGGCTTCGGCCGAGATGGTAAGCTAATTGGTCTTCGTGGTAGGTTCATAAATCAAAACGGAACGTTGTCGTCATTCGTTCCTACCCAGCCAGTCTGCTCGGAGACGGTAGCTGGCTCAGGAACTGCAGTTTTCGGTCTCGGCGGTAACTTAGCTACTGCTGTTGGAGCTACGAATCCTAGCGGTAGTCTCCACCCATTCTTAGCGATAGCATCGATAGTCGCCCGTGCTTGGTCGAAGGTAAGATTAGTCGCATCCGGAACTCCATGCTTGGCCATAAGCGCAGCCTGCTTAGGTGAGCATAGATTCTTTTCCCAGCGCTCTATCATCGCACCTACCAGCTGCTTGCCATGCGTATAGCTTACTTCATCCGGGTCGATACCGGCCTTACGTAAGACGTTTCGCATCTTCTCGCTAAGGACCTTACCCTTGTCCCAACCTTTCTCCTTCGTAGGTTTAACACCGAGCACATCAAACGGATTCATCTTCTGGCTCGTATAGGTTGCTCGGCCTACGATATGAGCTGTCCTAGCCTCGGCCTGAGCCCGGGCCTTTTTCATCTCCTCCTCGACATCCTCAGCTTCCTTCTTGAGGTCTATTCTTCCTCCGCGCTTACGAGCACGCTCGACGGCTATCTCCATCGCCTCGTCGCTAACATTCCCACCCAGGATATCGCCCATGTGAATCAGGCGGTGCTTACCGGAGTTGCCAGAGAAGTCTATCACTTGTAGTATCGGCTTAGGCGACCTAGCGATAAGGCCTCTGCGGAGGGCAGGAACTGCTATATTATTCAGCCGGTGTTGGATAGTCGCATGCGGCCTAGTCCCGCGACCTACCATCTGGGCATAGAGCGCACGAGACTCTGTCGGCCGAGCCATCGATAGGACCTCAACCCCAGCATCGTCAAAGCCTTCGAGCAATACTCCACAGTTCCATAGCCATTGGATACTTCCATCGGCGAAGCTCTTAATGATTTGCTTCCGCTCGTCTCTATCCGTGCCACCGAAGATAAAGCTGGCGCAGCCTGCTTTATGCCGATTAAAAATCGAGGTCAGCATTCGGGCGTGGTCGACGGATGAAGCAAAGCCGATACCACGCTTGCCGTCGGCCTTCTCCAAGGTTGCCCATGCGACCCCGTGTAGATTCTTTTCGGACTCCATCTGAGCTGCGAGGTCCTTCCCATTAAGGTCTCCAGCTGTAGTCCTTACTGCTGAGAAGTCCAGAGAGCTAATACGGGTAAAGTCCGGCTCTGGATATACGAGCCATCCGTCGTCTATAGCGTCTTGTAGGCCATAGTCGAACGCAACGGTCTGGAAGACCTGGCCTAGAGCCTCCTCGTCGCTCCTATCGGGTGTAGCAGTTATCCCGAGAACCCTACACTGGTTATTACGGAGGAAGTAATCAATGACTCGCCGATAGGACGGAGATGTAGCATGGTGCGCTTCGTCAATCACGAGGACTGAGAACTGGTCAGGATTAAACTTCGACATGCGACCACTGCCGTCTCCTCCAGCCGTAAGGGTCTGGATACTCGCGACGATACAATCAGCATTCGCTTCGAATAACTCTTTATCGATAGCTGCTTTATGCTCGCCCATTTCAACCTCAACACGAATCCCGGCGATCTCTCTGATTCGTTCCTTCGCTTGGAAGATTAGCTCTTCGGTATGAGCCACGAACATTGCTATTCGGTTAGGATACTTCTGCCTCATACGCTTGATAATCTCAGCAGCGACGACAGTCTTACCAGTCCCCGTCGGAAGGGTCACGAGAGTTGTGTGATTATCAATCCACTCTTCGAGCACCCGCAAGACAGCTTGCTCTTGGTATCCACGAAGCTTCATAGATCAAGAGTGCCGTGGCGTTTCGCATACTCCATCCACTTCGACATCTTGAGCCGCTTAAGAAGGTCCTTCTGGCAGTGGCTCACCTCGAACTCTGTGCGCTCGCCGATATGTTCCAGCACGACGTCACACGCAGTTCGCAGGTCGTGCATCTCCTCGAGGAGCCTCTCGCGGTTTGACTTGTTCTCATATCTATCCTCGAGGCCGAATCGGTTCGCCTTCGAAGCGGCTTGAACCAGCTCAGCGGCCTCCTCTGAGACCTGCCCTAAAATGTATTCCAATATTTTCATAGTCGGTTATTGTTGAACATTACTCTCGCTATCATCTCTGCCGTTTCCACTGTAGCGACTTTAGCCACCGTGGTTCTAAGCACGAGCCACCCAAGTTCGGTAGCCGTGTTGTATTTTTGCATATCCATCAAGAACCCTGCGATTCGTTGATGACGTCCGTTAAGACCTTCAACTTCGAGCGCGACCTTCTGGTCAAGCCAGGCAAAGTCGAAGGCCCAGCGCCTCGTATCCATCCGGCCGTCCTTGCGTTGGTATTCTACGATGCCCCGAGCGAACTCATGCTCCGTGACGCAGTCGGGAAGTCTCTGCTCAGCGAAGAACGCAAGGACGATGGCTTTATTATAGGAGGGCATTTGGTCTCTTCGGTAGTTTAGTAAAGAAGTCGCCTTGGCCTTGTGCCAGATCGTAGAGTTGCTGCCAAGACTTAAATATCTGAGAGTGGTTGATAGACGTAAAGGTTACGCCTCTATCATCGACTGTAATTTCCATATTATCCGTAGCAACCGTAAGGCCGAAGGCGATAATCGTGCCATTCATTTCGCAGTCCTCATGTTCCGCAGCTCCTCCGGCACGAAGGTGTTCCAATAGAACTGGGAAACAAACCCGCGGCCTTTGCACTGGCATTCTTTCTTCGGAGTCTTACCGTTGCATTGAGGGCAGAGCGCGTAGGGTTTAGCCCGCTCGAGTTCTTGGAGGCACTTCTGCAGGCAGCTCATCGCGTCCTGCATATCGACTTCAATAAACAGGAGGTCCTGAGACTCCTGGACCTTCTTAAGCTTCTGCATCATCGAGTTCCCATACATCACGATCTCGTCCGCAGTCATCCGCCGGTTCCAGAGTTCTAAGGACTCGGAAGGGACCTCGGTGCCGAGCTTATCGGTTACAGGCGGAATCTTAGGTCCAGGACGCTTCGGACCTGAACCGGACGGGCGCTTGGGCGGCTGTGTGGCCGATTTTGGCCTTGAGGGCAGCTTAGGACTGGCCTTTTTGATATTTTGGGCTGTCGCGGGCTTCTTGCCGCCGTCGGTCGCCTGCTCTAGGACCTCCCCTCGGAACTCGGCCGGGATAGCCCCGAGCTGCCTGAACGCGTTATGAGATTGGACGAACTGGCGCTTATCCTCTGGGAGAGTATTGTAGACCTCCGCGGAGGCAATGAGCTGATTCGCATATGCCGGAGTCTTCGACCAGTTATGCTTCAGGAAGTCCTTGAACTTATCAAATCCGTCGGCCTTCCAATATTCCTTGTCACGAATCTCACGGAGGGCGTTACCGGCCATAATCGAGATGGGCAACAGGATTGTGACCATCTTCTTGAGGTCCTCGAACCTCTGCCGAATTTCCGGCTCGAGAGAATCTTTCGGGACAACTTCAACTTCAATATTTTTGGTTTCCATAGTAATTTTGGGAGGCAGACATTTTTCCCGACGGTCTGCCAGCGGCGGCCCAACTAACCACTATGAAGCGGACTAGCAGCCGAGCTTGTCCGCAATTTCTCCCCACTTCTGAGGAGAAAGATTCTCGCCGTTTGTCCCCGGCGCCAATTCATCGACCGCAGCGTAGAACTTCGCGCTGAGCTGGTCGTCGTTATCCTTCGGGTGCAATTTCTTGAGACCTCCCCAGACTTCATCCAGCGAGGAGCTACGGGATGCTGCGGAAGTAGTCTTACGAGTAGGACCACTTGCAGCTGCACGGGCAGGCCCTGCCGCCTTCGTCTCGGTCGCGGCCTTGGTCTCTTTCTTCGTGACCGGCTTGCCAGTATCGATCGCCTTAAACTTCTCACCCCACTTCGCGAGGAATGATTCGCGGTCCATAGCGGCCGGCATCTTAACGCCACCACCGACAGGATTCATCCAGCCGATTTTGAAGGTCTGCTTCGGCTGAGGGTTCGGGTTAGCCTGGGTTGCCTCAGGGGTATATTCTTCGGAGTGACAGTCTGCCAACTCGAACTCGCACTGGTTCTCAGGGTCCACTTCCGGCAGGCTCGCGATCCAGTCACGAAGGGACATCGAGCCGTCGAAGCCGAAGATGTCCTTAAGGTTCTGGATGCTCCTCTCGCGAAGAGTCCCATCTGATGTCGCGATGGTCTCGGTATGCTTACCCGACCACGCCACGTCTGCGTTGAGAATCATCAGAGGGATCGCCACGCAGAGCGCCCCGCTGCCGGCTTCATAAACTGACATCGCGCCAGTCTTTCTACCGATATATGTTCCGTCTTTTGGATTTGTTCTTGCCATATGTTTTTTGTAACTGCAGTTATCCCGGCACCGTGCCGGAAATTATTTAATGATCTTAGTCCAGTCGAAAGGCTCCGAGGTTATATCGAAGCTTTTATCCGTGGTCCTGGACTTGGCCATGCAGAATGGCCGCTCGGCCGTGTAGAGGGTCCTAGTCCTATTCCCGGTCGCCTTACCCTCCTCGTTCACCGAGATATCGTACGACATAAACAGGACGTGATCGGCCCACTCCTTCATCCGGAGCCTTATAGAACCCTTGCCGCTTGATGGATTTTGGAGCCGTGGTTCATAGCGGAGAAAGTCATCACCTTTCGGATTAGGCACGTTCGTCGTGCAGTCGTGGCAGATGATAACTACGTTCCGGCCTTCTCGCACATGCTTATCAAGGTCGGCGAAGATATTCAAGAAGACCTCGAAGTTGTATTGGTAGCCCTTACCAAATCCGTAGTCCTCAATCTTAGTAACTATGACGCCCTTATCTGGATGCTTCACAGTAGCCAGGGTATGAGCGACGCAGAGCTCATCGAGCTTCGTGCCAGAGTCCAAGATGATATTATCGATGCCCTCCCAGCCAGGAGCTTGCAGGGTGGTGCGAACCGAGGCCCAGTCCTTCGCCGGAACCAGGTGCGGAATCTTAAGACCCTCCTGGGCCTCGATAGACGTGCGGAGGATATCGAAGGACTCATCAAGGTCATAAGCCGCTGAGACTCCTGGGAGACTGCAGCTTAGTGATGACTTACCGATACCGCCAGTCCCGTAGATTACTACTCGGTGGCCTCGCCGTGCTGGTGGCTTCGTGATGAAGACTACCTTCGCAGGCGGATTAGTTTGTAGCGGCGTCAGTCTCTTCGGAGGTGTCGTCATAATTTGTTTCTCGCAGTTCTGGGTTGAATGGCCGGACCTCGAAGCCGGCTGGTGGATAGTCGAGGTTCACTGAGATACCCTGAAGGCAAAAACTCGAATACTGGCAGAAATTACAAGTGTCCTTGGAGACGTTCCTCGGCCAGCGATTAGGGTTACGCTTGAACCTAGGCCCTCGCATTTGGCCCATCTCTATATCCCTAAAGTTCTCTATCATCCTAGCGATAACGAACCGATGCTCTTTCAGCGCGTCAAGCTGATCGTCAATGACCGGGACCTCCCGACGAGCGAAGTAAAATTCCGGCCGGCGCATAATATCTTGGTAAAGCCGATTGGAATACTCGCTAGGTGTCTCCAGGTGAGTCTGAATGACGTAGCCAAGCTCCTCGCTTCCAGTCTGCCGCGGCTCCTTCCGCTTCTCGCCCTTCTTACCCTTCTCGATGAAGACCCTATTGCCCTCCGCGTCATTAACAATCTTCTTGCCATCCTCGTCGAGGTCTGAGACTTGCTTTGGCTTAAAGCTCGGCTTGCGAGTAACGTCGTAGTAAATCACCGTAACATCGTGACCCTTCTCGCGAGCTTCGGAAGCATAGTGGAGAATCTGGACGTTAAATCGTAGCCGGTCCCAGTAGCGAGAGTCGTGGTCTAGAGACTCGGAGCAGGTCTTGGACTCTACGATCACTGCTCGCCCGTCCTGGAGGGTCCCGAGTCCATCCATCATGCCGTCGACGACGAACTCAGTTCCCTCCAGCGGCCGAGGACCAACTCGGAACTCCGGCCATATCTTGGCCGTATCCTCACGAGGTCCCCAGTAATCGTAGTAGGCGGCGAGGAGCGCAGCACACTTCTCGGCGTCGTAGGCATCCAGGTCAACACCCTCAGGGACCGCATAGGCCAGGGCCTCCTCATAGGTCTTCCCATGCCACCTTGCTTCCATCCCTCGCGCCCAAGCTGAACCAAAGCGTAAGGCGAAGGACTTAACGACTGTCTGGACTAGTCCGACTTCGTGAGTCCAGAAGGACTTCCGAGGGCAGGTCAGAAGCGTATTCATCCGGCCGGCTGTTATAGTTTGGTTCATATCTCAAAGCGGCGGTTACTCCTCTTGATTCGCATGAGCCTCATCGGGGCTGCAGAGCGTGATTCTATCCCGTCATGAGAATCCGGCCGAAACCTCCAGAGCTTGCGTACGAATAATGACACGCGCTCCTTCAAAGTGAGACGATGGCGACAAAGGTAAGGACTCACGTGGTTGTCGGGATTTTGGGTTGGGCATCGGCGATCTTATAATAAAGGTCGATCGCCTTGTTGATGACTTTCGTCTTCTCTCCTCTACCTTTCAGGAGGTCTAGCCTGCCTCTATTTTTAGACGTTGGCTGGAACGTCTGCGTCTTAGGAGAATCGCAATAGCTTCGCTTCATAGTTAATAGAATGACCGCAATACCGACACCGTGAAAACTAACACCGAAATTTTTAGAAGACTGTCGCCGCAGACTGTCTCTTTTTTTACCGAAGTTTTTCCACCGACATGAGCACTGTAAGACAACTGCTCCAAATAGTGAAGAAAAATTTTTCTATTTTAGCAGAATTGTAAGACAACTGGAAGTGGGGTCTTAAACCTAGCTAAAAAAGAAGGGCCGGAGGGAAACTAAGAAACCCTGCCGGCCCCGGTGGGATGAACGCGAATCCAAGCCCACCATTATCCACCCTGGAGCCTTAAACTACCATAGGACTCTCAGGAAGTAAATTACGATAACTGCTGTTCCAGCCGCGAAGGCCAGGAACCAAATTGTTGAAAGCTTCTGAATCATAATCATCTCTCCGAAGAGCCGAGGAGGGTTAGGGCCTCCCCGGCCGTTCGCATCATGGCCGATCCTTAAGCGGCGGCCGGGGTAGGAACCGTCACGTCACCAGTAACATCAGCGGGAGCCGCTGCCGCTGCCGGGGCCGGGGTAGCTGCCGGGCGCGGAGGAGGAGTGGACTTCGCCGTAGGCTTGGAGGAGGTCTTCGCCTTCGCCGTAGTCTTGGCTACCGGCTTGGATGCCTTGGCTTTAGCCGCTGCCGCTTTCTCCTTGGCCGCTGCAGTCTTCTCGGCCGCCTTCTCTTTCTCGGCCGCGCTCTTCGCGAGCTTCACGGCCATGTTGTAGCGACTGGTGATACCGACCTCGTCGCCCTTGAAGGCGTCCGCGTATTTCTTATTGAAGGCCTCGAGGCATTCGGCCTTGGACTTTCCTTCGCCTACGAGCTTCCGCATATAGTCAGCGCTACCAGTTTTTGCAGTGTTCTTTTTCATACCGTCGTCTGTCCTTTCAGTTTTGTTGTTTTTGTTTTCTGTCGCACCGACCGACTTCTTGCCGGCCAGTAAATTCTTAACCTGCTCCGCCGTCAGGTGACGGAGGATATTCTGAGGCTCAGTGGTCGTCGCGATAGAGACCTGCTTGCCGCTGGACTTAATCGTAGCTGTCTCACCGAACCGTGTCGTGATAGTCTTCTCGGACTTCTCTAGGCAGGTGAGCCGAGCCCTACAGTCGTTCACCATGTCAACCACGTATTCGAATCCGTCCTGAAGGAGGACGTCCCCGACCTTTAGATAAACGTGGCCCTGGGTAAGGGAGGTCGTCGGATAGAAGGCCTTGGCGACTTCCTTCTTAGGAGCGGGCTGAACTGCAGTTTCCGGGGTCTTAGGAGCCTCGATAACTGCTGTTTCCGGGGCCTGGGCGACCGTAGGAGCGACAGGAGCCTCGGGAGCCTTATCTTCAGACCCTTCCCCGCCTTCGACCATGGCCAGCGTCGCCTTGGCGCGAGTAACGGCGACGTAGTAAATGTTATCCTCCTCCTGGCCCTTACCGCGGCGGAATGTATCGCAGAGCAGATAGACCTTATCCCACTCCAGGCCCTTGGCCTTGTGGACTGAGCTCAGGACCACGGCGGGCCGGGCACCCTTCGCGTTCGAGTCCTGGAAGAGCATCTCAAGGCGAACGGTTACATGCTCGACCGTTGGGGACTCTTCAGCGATGGCCGATAGGGTCGCCGCGATGTCGTTAATCTGCTCGATGCGCTTCTCAGGGTTACGGCCGCCGGAGAGCTTCTCGGTGGTCGCCTTACGCCAGGCTTCAATCTTCTCGATGAGGTCCTTGACGGAGGAGGCCTTGAACTTGCGGACCATGCCGATCAGCTGCTGGCCGATGTCGCGGCCTTCGATACGGGCCGGGATATTCCTGCGGAGGAAGTTAAGAGCCTTCGGCATGAGCGGGGCGTTAAGCCGGGAGAGAATCACGTCGCCTGGCTTCGCGGAGGCCATCATGTGCTGGTCACCTACCGAGAGGACTTCGCCCTGAGGGTTAATGTCCGCGGCCTTGTAGTTCGGGACGAGCTTCGCTGCGATTGCGACTACCGCCTTCGGGCAGCGATAGGTGGTTGAGAGTGTGAGGACCTTGGCTCGGAGCTGGAGGCGCATCATGTTCATCCCGTCCTGCACCGCGCCCCGGAAACCGTAGATCGCTTGGCGAGAGTCTCCTACCACGATTACTCGGCCGCCGGTCTTGCAGGCATTACGAGCGATCCAGAGCTGCGGCATGTTCATGTCCTGAGCCTCGTCGATTACGACCAGGTTGAAGATCGGGCGAACCATGTTCAGAGCCGCCGGGAGCCAGACCATGTCATCGAAGGAGATACGGCCATCGGCACGCTTAGTCATCGAAACCTCCAGGACCTTCATCGCGGCCATCACGATCTTCTCGTCAAGGGCGGGAAGGCCTGCGAGGCACTCGCGCTCTTCCGCAACCCGATAGGCCTCCTCCTGCGTCGGCATCCCAACGTAGAGGTTCTTCAGGAAGCCGACTAGCTTCACGATCATACCGCAAGCCTGGCGGTCTTTACCGACTGCAGGGAAAGGCATCAGGACCTCGTTCAGGCGATCCCATTCCACATCGTCGTCTGGCTTTACACCAGCCCAGGCCCGGCGGATGAAGGAATAGCCAAGTGAGTGGAGGGTCTTGACCTGCACGCGGGCGTCCTTAATTTTCTCCTCGGCCTCCTTCTGGTTGCGCTTGCCGAAGACCGCGTAAAGGATGTTGCTCTCAGGGCAGTGGGAGAACATCTCGATGATGGTCGTCGTCTTGCCGGTGCCTGCGAGGGCCTCGACCACTACGTTGCCGTTCGGGGTCTTGGCCTCTACGAAGATCGCAGCCTGCTCATCGGACCAGCGGCGGGAGTTTGGGCGAGAAGGGAGGATGCTCATCGGGCACCTCCGTCGAGTAATCCCTGCTCTTTACAAAAAGCGATAGCGTCATCTTCTGAGAGATTACTATCAAGGATAAACATAATCCGTTTACGAGCTTCACGCTTGATACCGTCTTCAGCTAGCGTATCATTAGCATTCTCTCGATTCCCTGCGCGTATCTCGGAGTATGCGACCCTAGCAGAAAGCTCGAACTCGCTCATCGTGGTTCTCGGTCCTTTCGGACTCGCCTCATTTTTCTTTGTATTCGCGTTCATGGGATAAAACATATAGTGTTTCGGTCGGGCTGTAAACCCCCAATGTAAAATTATCTTGGGTGGTTCGGATGCCAGGGTAAGTCCTTGATATTAGCCAGAAAAACCTCCTGCTTGGCAGCTACGATAAAGGCCTCAGCCCCTTGAAAGGTCTCAAAGTCCTGGTAGGACCTCTGCCCAGCTACGAACCACCAGACGCACCAAGGCAGTATCTTCCCGGGCCCAGACTTAGCCTGCGCCTTCGCGATCACGACCTGCTCCAGGGCCTTCAGGTTCGCGTCCGTATCTTGCATCACCATGCATGTCGCAGCGAAGACTCCAGCGAAGACGTCAGTGCAAATCTCGGCGTCATCCGGCTTTGGGTTAAGACCCAGCGAGGAGGAGTCCCCGTGTGTCTGCAAAGTCTTAAAATCGAAGTGAGCTGCGGAGGTCGCAACCCAATCATCCCCGATCTTGACGTCGCAGTGGGTCACGAGATCCGGGACGAAGGCCGGGCAGCGTATCCCGGTCTTCGTGTGAGTGAACATCACGTATTTCATAGTGGTTTGAATCCGGCAATTATACAATCTGCCTTCTTCGAAAAGTCGAAGACTATCGAACCGGCTAGAGCTTTTAACATACCGGGAGTCGGAGGGCCTTGGTGTCTATCCCACCCGGTCTTATCGATATAGTTTAGGTTCTTACACCTGACCCATAATCGGCCTCGTTTAAGGCAGCCTTCATACGAGCCTACGAAAGAGAAGTATTTCATATTATTGTCAGAGAAGTATTTCATATTATTGTCCGAATGGGTTTTGGCTCTGCGCCGAATCTTGCCAGTCCTGCTCTATTTCCGCAGGACGGTAAGCCTTGACGTGGTTCCCTACGCTGTTCGTAACCTCCCGGATGAATCTTCGAGCACTCCGGCAATAGACCTCCCTACCAGTCTTAAGGTTCACGCAAAGGAAGCCGTCCTGCGATGGCCGCATCGGCCTCGGCACTCGATCCTTAACCTTGACCGTAGTCCTCCTCCCGGACACTACCATTTCGTAATGGCCGCCAACTTTAATTTGTTCAGATTTCATATAGTTAGTTCTTTCTGCTTCGCCGTTGTGGCGAGAGGAGGGGCTGACGCGAACCAGCCCCTCGTGCTCGCCCAACTAAGAACCAATCTGCCCGCGCTTGTTACCGATACTGCCCTTGGACCCGGTCATCCGGATAGACTCTCCGGCCTTCTGACCAGCCTCGCGGCCACCCGTAGAGGTCCTCGCACCTGCGCCGCTAAAACCACCCCGGCCATAACGGACCTTCACCCTGCTAATCTTTTCCTGGTAGTCATCGTACGCCTGCTTCGCCAGGTTAAAGGCCTCCTCGGATTCGAATAGAGCCTTGGCCTGCTCGAAGCGGTGCTTGCTGAACAGCTTCGCTTGCTCGAAGGTCACGCCAATCTCATCGGCGAGGCCCTGGTAGAGGAAGGAATTAAAGAAGTCGTTGACGTCCTCGCGGCGCTGGTCGATACGAGCTACTGCGGTGTTAACTCGTACGAGGGCCATCGGATTATCCGCGTGCTTGATTTTAACCTCCTTGACGGCTTGCTCCTCCTGCTCGCGGAGACGACGACTGAGGGTATCGATACAGCCGATTGCGAACTCGCCCTTAAACGCGGAGGAGTTGCCCTTGCAGTGGACCCTCTGCAGCTCCTCGATTTGGGTGCGGAAGAATGAATACAGGTAGCGGCAGGCTGCGACGTCCGAGGGGCGCCCGACGATCCTGATGATCGAACCCTTAGTCTCAGTCCGGCGATACCGGGTGGCGCACTGGTTCGCCCATGCGACGACTCCGGCGAGGCGAAGGGTCCAGCTCTCGCGGTAGTTCCCATACTTGACGTTGTCGAGAGGGTCCGCGTATCCGAAGTCCTTAACCTCCTCCTTGTTATCCTCTGCCTGGTTCTTATCGAAGTCCAGGTCGTCGACGGCCAGCTTGTAGTCCGTAATCATCTGCTGGGCCTTTGCGAGGAAGACGGCCGCCTCTTCAGCAGAGGTCGCGGCGTTATTGCCTTTGCGAAGGAGCTTCGCAACTTTTTCGATTGCTTCTTGGTAAGTCATAAAATTAGTTTTTGGTTTGGGGCCTCCGGTTAAGGAGGCCCCGGTTGAGAGTCGGTTAGATATTTTCGATAACCTCAGTAAGCCGATTCGCTTGAGAGATTAAAGCCGCGATAGTTCCGCTAGTAACCACGAAAGCCGTCTTACCGAAGGAGAGATGCATTGGGCGATTCGTATCTTCATTCGATGTATTAAACGCGACTCGCTCAGCGTAGCCTCTCGGAACTCCCAGCTTGACCATAACGTCCGCAGTAGTCCGAGGACCCTGGCCACTGTAACCCCATGAGCAGCCAGTCAGGTAGAGAGTCCCGCGAGTTCCCCGGACGGCTAGCCGATACCAGGGATTAAGCTTCCGGCCACCGTAGTAGCCACGAACCATTACGACGTCGCCAATCTTGGCCACGTGCCGGTCGAGAGATTTAAGGGACTGGGAGGAGCATCCAACTTGTTGAGTATAGGTGTAGTTTTTCATAAGGGACCTTACGGGATAAAATTTAGGTGCGAAGGGTTAGGCTGCGGAGAGTAGAAACATGGGCCGGGTTCGTCATGTCGTAGAAGTAGAGTTCGGCGTTGTCGCCCATGTTGATGATGTAGGCATGGATAATCGGGCGGTCCCAAGGCCGGACCTGTCCCTTGGAAGCTTCTCCCTTTTCATACCACTCGAGGAGGAGCTCAGCAGCGTGCTTTACCCCACCCTTCCAGACCTGGCAGGAAACTGGAGTCCCGTCGGCGTGGATGGCGGTGATGTTGTTGGCGTAATTTTCCGTAGGAGTTTCATTAGTTTTCATATTCGCGTTCTTTCTTTTTTTTAGTTTTTCTTTCTTCGCCCTTTCCTGGGCTTGACTCCAATATATCACTTGTAAGACAATCGTCCAGAAGAAAAACAGGATTTGTAAAACTACTTTGTTCCTCCAAAAATAGTTCAAAATAGTTGTGGACTTGTCTGGCGACTATTGGAGGCAGCTATTAGCGAAGGAGGGTCTAGAGATCGTCTAGCCCGGTAACAGCAGTTCTCGGCCCTTCCACGACGGTGGAAGGGCCTTTCGTTTTAGAAGTGGAAGTTGTATGGAACCGGAGCCGAGTTCGAGATGCCGGTATGTATTCCGAGAAACCAAATCGTATGGGTCGAGGCGACCATTCCCTTCGCGACAGTCCAGAGTCCTCCTCCGGCACTCGTAGCATTTACCCAGGACCCTCCGGCAGGCTGAGCTCCCTTCGCGGTAATCTGATACTGGACGTTCGTGTCTGCGTAGCCGTTAATATGGAATGCGGAGACGATATAGTTGAAGGTCGTGACTCCTCCCGAGTAGGAGGCAGTCCGCTGAACCGACCAGCTCGTTACGACTGGAGCCGCAGCCGTAGCAGTCCCGATGAGAATCTGAACATCGGTTCCGGCTGGCGATTGTAAGTTTTGGAAAGTTGTCCGGCCATCGGAGTTAGTCATCTTTAGGATGAGCTTCCAGGTTCCGGTCCCTATCACCGAGCCAGCGAACTTGACCTCAATACTCTGGCCTGCCGTAGTCCCCGGACTTACTTGTCCACTCCAAAGTGGTATCTCGATATTTCCGGACGAGGCTACGAGCGAACAAATAATTGCACTTGCGGAGGCATCGAAGATAGTAAAGCTGAAGTCGAAGTTGTCGGTGGTCGCATACGTAGTCGCGAAGTTCACGGCGCCACCGTTTACCAAAAGCGAGTCCCATGTGACTTGCGGAACATACGGGTCACCGAACAAATAGTCAGTCGCCGTGCTAAGTCCGGTTGGGTTTGTATTCGCGTCATAGATATCAGTTGGGTCTGCATTAAAGCCGGAGGTCCCAGGCGCCAAGATAAAGTGTCCGGCTGAACTTGTCTGCTCTAGAGGTAGGAAACCTTGGTTATCGAATGATGCCAAGTCATCCTTCTTAATTATCATCACTATATCGCCGACGTCCCACTTATGCGAGCCGTCTCCGCCAGGAAGAGTTCCGAACATCGCACGCTTTCCGAAGACCTGATAGTTCACCACTCCGAGACCACCGTTTGGAAGCATCTGGCTAACGGACATGATTTCAAACTTCGAAGGGTCAGATGCCTGGTGGAGGAACATTAGCAGCTTACCATCACGAATCTCGTCATCAGTCGGAGTGATAGCAATCGCGGATAGGTCATCGGCTGGGATATTCGTAGCTAACGTGATTCCCATCTCATCCGAGAAGTAAACATCAACTTGGTCCCCGGTAGTGATATTTCCACCGGAGACTATCGTAATCGTGCCGGCGTCAGCATCCAATACATAATCAGTCCCAGGCGTAGCTAATGTAGTCGCAGGGCCTCCTCCCGGCCCATACTTTACTTGCGAACTCCAGAAGTATTGCTGGCCAATACTATAGGTTGCGCCTTGGGTTACCGGGGTTACTGAAAACGGAGATATGCCAAGGCCGATAGCAGTATCAGAGTCCCACGTCTCAGATTGCATCATAGCTCCACCAACGGCGAACTTAGTAACTGTTCCGATATCGGTCAGGTTAACGCCATCGCTCTGCTGGAACCATAGCTCAGCATGGCTCGTATTCGTATCCTGCCGGCAGGCTAAGAAGAACAGTCCGTCGCCGAGATTGAATACCGGCGAAATCTTGGCTAGCTGATAGAAGATTAGCCTGGTCGGGGCAAGCCCAGGCGCCGTAGGCACGAGGCCTCGAGTCGGCGAGTAAGGCTGAGGAGCCACCCCACGCTCGGTCTCATACTCGATAGTCTTCACGGTAGAGGGTGGAGCTTTACGCACCAGCCTCGTGCAGCGCATAGGATTAGAGGTCTGGGCTACGTCATCGGTATAGAGGAAAATGCTCCCAGGGGCGATGCTAGACGCAGTGCCGTCCTTTATATCCATCGTTCCCTTCACCTGGCGATCTCCGTTAATCTTGGCGGCCTCGATCGCGTTAGCCATAGCCTGGTCAGCCCGAACGATATGAGGCCTATCGAGGCGCATCGTAAGGAGTCGCTGTGTGACCTGCCGATTGAATAAGTTAGGGGCGACTAGGGTCCTCTGGGCGAATGCTGCCTCGAGGTCACGATAGGATAGCTCGACGGCATTAAAGGTCCCACCCCAGCCCTGCCCGCTCTCGTCCGGCTCCTTGAGCCATTGGTCTCGACTGATAGTATTCGCATTCGTAAAGGCCGGTGCTGCTTCGCCATGAGGCCAGTGGCCTGCGGCTAAGGTTGCCAGCACGCTCCAGAAGATGAAGCTGTCCGGATACGACATAATTTCCTGAACCAGGTCCCGTAGCTTTGCGAGTGACGTCAACATAGGAGATATATAATACAGCTGAGGATTAAGTGCGACCCTGTCTGCTTCCGCCTGCCATGTGGTCGCGTCAAGCATGGTAGTTGGTAACCCGAGGCCGATTATCGGGTCCGTCAAAAGCTCAGCTAAGACACACCAGGGATTCGCGTTCCAGTCTGCGTCTAGAGTTGCGGAGGCTCCAGTAATAACAGTCTGAACTGGGTTGCGGAGGGCAAGGACCTTCATCGAAGGTGGCGTAACCGTTCCCTGGCCAAATAGAAAGTTCTTAAGAACCAGGACGGCTCTACCCCGGTAAGCCGGATGGCCAAAGCTGGTCAGGAATGCTTCATTAGTAGAGTCGAGGGTTTGAGTCTTCGTTCCCCAGTAGAGATAACAGTCACCATACTTCGGGACAGTAAACTTAAGAGGATTCGCTGAGCTAACTCTGTCAATCTTCCATAGGACCCAAGGTGAATTAGGTGGCTGGTTGTTAGTCGATGACGGAGTAGTATAGAGCCGCCCATTATAGCTTACGATTGCATTAGCGGCATGTAGATTATTTGCCGAGATTCCAACCGGCGAGCCGAGATACTTCCAGTTGCTGATAGTCGGATTAGGATTCGTCAGCGCGTTATGGTTTCCGGAGTTCGTTTGGCCCATCTGAGCCGGATTCGGCTTCGTGGCATTAGGAGGATTGCCTGTCTGGGTAGTAGTCGATTGCCATAGAGAGTTATCTGCGCCTAGAACCTTATCACCGCTGTGATATGTCGTTGCGTTGTTATAGGCTACGGCTCGAAGGACCCACGGAAAGTTTGGAGGGTCGACACGGTTATCTGCTCCGGCCTGATAGCATCCTAGAGTTCCGGATACGATAAACAAAAGATACACGCCGTTATGATACAGCTTCGAGTCCCAGGCGTAGGCTGCCGGATAGACAAGCTCGTTGTTAAGCATGACGCCCCAGATGGAATCTATCTGGCCTTGACATATAATTCCAGCGACGTTCCCATAATAGGTCATCGCCTTGGCGCCGTTATTGGATACTTTACCGCTACCCATATTATTACTTTCCCGCTGAGCCGGTATTATTATTGACTTGCTTAGTTACTAACGGGTAACAAATCCAATCGATGTTAAGCGTAGCCACCCCAGCGAAGTAGGTATGCGGCACATCCGTCTCAGATATCGGAGTATTAATGACGTCGAGACTAAACGGTTTGGGCGGATCATTATTTGGTTGGCTCTTCATAAATCCTCCAGGCAGCGGTTACTCTTTCAAGCCATGGACTTATCAGACCGTCAACTGCTGTTCCTAGCGAAGACCTGGTCGCCATGCAGTGGATGAACATTCTCTTCCGCAGCACGACCCCTAAATGGTTTATGACCTTTGATCCTATCTTTAGCCCAACCAAGTCCCCAGGCTTCATATCGGCCAGGTCAACCTTCTTAAACTCGGGTCGCGAGTCTATGAAGTTTTCCATAACAGGGACGGTCGAATGCCTGCTAGGGTGGCCGAGAACTCTAGGAAAGCTTTTTGGAAGCGCGCCAACTGCGACGAAGATTGCTGTCGGGAGTCTATGGCACGCGACCCCGGCTCCTTTCACTTCGCAGTTGGCGAACCAAGGAGTGCCAACCCAGTCGAGTGCTTCCTTTTCCAATGCGTCGACTCTTTCCCCGGTTGAGAAGTATTCGTTCATTTCTTTGCAGTATTGACTCCGGAGCTAACGAGGCCATTCATACTTGGATTAATCGCAGGCCTGAATGGCTCTCCTCCGAAGTTTACTTTGTTGTTAAACTTGCCCGTAGGGTTCGTGCCAGAGTTATAGGCCTGGCACGTAGTCCATAGGCCATCGCAGCCAGGGTAAATTACGAGGGCGTCAGTATTCAGCGGTGTAGCCGAGAACCAGCGATGAAGTGTAAGCGATCCAGCACCGACTGTCGGGACCGTAGAGCCTACGATCTGCCTGCGCTGGATATTAGCTCCAGACTTCCATTCGACCCAACCACCGGCTAGGAAGTTAAGGAAGACTGCGTTCGCTGCCAGGGCGGCAGTAGCACTCGCCCCGGCCCCAGCAAAGGAAGAGTAGTTCAGCGTGAAAGGGAACGCGGAGGAAACAGGGTTCGCAACCTGAGCTGTAAACTTCCAGTCGGCCTTTAGCAAGGTGCAGCCTGCGGAGATTAAGAAGGACCCGTCGTTGTTTGAGCCTCCGACATGGCTGCAGGTCGTGGCTTTTAGGAGCCTAGGCAGGAACGTATTAAGAAGCGAAGGGCCAAACTCACAAGTCAAAGTTATCTTGTTACCCTTCCGCACTGGGGTAGTAGCATCTCCAAAGAAGACTACATTCGCGTTTGAGACTGTTAGCCCGACAGGGTCATAGTCTGCGAACCAAATCTTCGCAGTCAGCGGAGCCTCGCTAATCATCTTTAGCTCATCATCGAGCGGAGTCCCGGAACCTAGGAATGCCTCTAGCACGCACTGGTCATTCTCTAGGTTTATGCTCTGTGTTATCTCTCCGACACCGATAAGTCCATGCAGCCAGGTATGAGTCGACCAGGTTATATCAGATTCGAATGAAGTATAATACCAATTCAGGATAGTGCCGTTACGGAGGTCCCTGGATAGCTGGACGAAGGCGACACGGACCGGCTCATGTCCTATCGTTACTCCAAGCGTCTCATCCGCATAGCCAGCAACGTCACGTTCTGGCACCATCTCAGTCCAGTTCATCTTAGCGATGACTAGTCCAGTGCTCTTCCAGTCGACCGAAACCTTTGGTTGATCAAGCGAGGCCAGGTATAGGGTAAAGAGTTGGTCTTCGGTATTAACTGCGACGCCAAGGCCAGTCGCGTTTGATACGGAGGCTCCGAAGACCGTATTCACCTTCGCAAAGCCTGTTACCACTCTATTAGAGACCATACAAAGGTAGTCTGAGGACTTTATAGCGTAAGTATCGTAAACGTTCAGCGTGGTCGCTATTGCGGTCGCTGGCGCGCTCATCCTCGCAGTAACGAAAGCACCAGCCGCCCAGAAGCTTTGCCCTGGCCCGCCGACAGTTTGGAACCAGACTAATAAGCTCGGTATCTCGGCGGCTGATAAAGTGTATTGTGACTGCTGCTGACGATACGCAGCATGAGGGTAGAAGGTCGGCTGTTGCTCTCTATCGAATCCAATCTGAGTCCTCGCTACGTCTAAAGTAATCTGCTCGGTGACCTGCCGGAAGTCGCTCTGGAAAGGGAGAAGCACCGGGGCTGACCCGTAGCCGGACGGCAACGGCCCGTTGGTGAACCCCGGTGCGGTAACCAGCAGCTCATAACCTGCTGGAGAAGACTCAGAGAACTGGACCTCATAGACTCCAGTAATTGGATTCAGCATCTGAATTTTCGTAGTCCTGCTCAGATATCCCATCAGAGCAGGAGCAACGAAGTCTCCGGCTGCAGGCCATAGCGGCTCGCTACCGGCATCGTAGATGTCGAACTGACTCCAGTCGTATTTGTAAACTACGAACAGCCCGCCCTTAATTGCCTGAGACACACGGTTCGCCCAGGTTGATACAGCAGGCCAAAACGGCACGATAACCTTCTCGGTCGTCATGCTACGAAGGACGCCTTCGGCAATGCGGAGGTCGGTATCCTTCAAAGTAATAGAGAACTTGAGGTCCGTCCTGAGCGTAGCGGAATATGGACGTCTGGCTTCGCGCTTGGTCATTGACGACTGGGTATCCCGGACTACCGAGAACTCAGAAGTAAACCCGTGTGACCAATTCGGCCGATCATTAATCAGCCAGACGTTATTGCTATCCAGGACGTATGACTTCATCGCGCTGAGCCAAAGGAATTGAAGGCAGTGCTATAATCTTTCATCGCGCTGATAATTCTGTTAAGGGTCTTAACGTCCTCAACGCAATGCTCGACGATATAGTTCATTGCCTTTCTGTCGCCATCGAGGGCAGCCCGAATCCAAGTCTCACCGCGGACAGGAGTCTTGGAGCTCACCCCTAAGAACTCGGCAATCTTATCGAGTGAGTTCCAGCTGAACTTAAACTTCTGGCGGGCTAGCAGGCAAGGGTCCAAAATCTTGATATCACGAAGGGTCGGCTGCTTCCATCGGGCCAGGCGAGTGCGGAGGAAAGGAACATCAAACCTGGCTCCGTTATGGGCGCAGATTAAATCAAACTCGCGAAGCTTGTCAACCAGAGGCTTAATGCATGGGCGGTCATAGCTGCGTCGCTGGTCCCATTCGTCACTAAGCTCATCAAGCCGAAATATATCTGGCTCTGCTTTTGAATCATGCTCGATAACTACACCGCACAGCACTACGCCGAAGTCGGCATTAAGATTGGTAGTCTCAATGTCGAAGCTGCAGCTTCTGATTGGCTTATCGGTTTTCTTTCTCATATTAGAAACGTCTCGGGACAATTTTACTACGATTCTGGTTGACTGTCTCGACCACGATATGATTCGCCTCTGGATGGTCCAGGACGTATCTGGCCGCTTCCGCGCGCTCCATGATCGGGAGAACATGGAAATGATTTGAGCTCCCGCCTCCGGCTGCCCCTCCTTGAGCTACACTAGGATAGACGTATCCACTTCGATCCGGCACGAATACTTCAGGCCGATTCTCGCCGACGATATAAGGAGTCCCTGCTGAGACAGGGCCACCAAAGGCCCTCGGGACTAGAGACTCACCTAGGGTTAGGCCTTCCGCAATAGCAATAAGTCCAGGAGCCTGGGCAGCTGCGCCACCATACGTAGCGATAGTCGCTAGAGTCGCAGGTGCTGACCACGTAGCAGCAGCGACGGCAGCCATTGGAGTCATCGCGGCGACAGCGCTCGCCATGATAGCTCTACCAGCGACTGCCATCACTAGCTGCGTAAGAACCCACTGGACGCCCATCTTAATAATACCCTGAAGGATTGACTCTATAATGCTCGTCCCGATTTCACGAAGAGCTTGCGACCATGTCTTAGTCTTCAGTATCAGGCCTTCTATACCCTTGCTGATGGAGTTTACCGCCGCCGTAAAGACGCTCTCGAATGAAGCAGCAGTCTGCTTAGCCCACCCTCCCCACTCGTTCGAAATCTTAGTGAAAGCAACTCCCCATTGCTGGAGGAAATTATTTGGGTCGTTAGTCGTAGCGACCTTCTGCTGCAAGGATTTGTATTGTCCCTGGAGAGCTATAAGCTGCTTTAGTATCTCAACCTTATGCGACTCCTGAGTGTTCGGGTCGGTATATTGAGCGTAGGCTGCCTGGTATTGGTCTAGAACCAGAGTTTTCTGCTGCTCTATTAAAGATAACAACTCCTTTGCCTTATCGGCTTGGCTTACGAACGGGTTAGAGGTTATGAGCTTCTCATTCTGTTGGTATAGCTGGTCGATGATAGTAACCATCTCCTTACTGTTCTTAACGTCCTCGGTCGATGGCCCGGGGAAGAAAGGCGGCTTCGTGGTAACAGCAGTTTTCGGTAAGGCAGCCGGATTCCAGATCGCCGACATAAATCCCTTAACCTTATCGAACTGCTTCAGTAAATCGCCTGCATAGTCGTCCACCATCCCCTGGGAGGCATCCAAAATCTTTTCTAGCTCTCCCATCGAGAAGGCTACAGTTGATGTGGTAAGGCTTGCTGCGTCAGCTACGGTCTTCTTAGTATGGTTAACGATAGCGTCCAGCTGCTCCGTAATTAGCTGGCGAGCCGTCGAGATATTACCGTGGAGGAGTTCATTGCCAGCTTGGTAAGCAGTCGCAAGCCCATCGAACATATCGCGGAACTCTTGGACCAAATCTTGGATAAGCTTAATCGCCTGCTTAATAAGACCCTGCACGTCCTGCAGTGCTATCTCGAAGCCTTGGACTAGGGCTGCGGAGGCAACACCTATTCCCTTACCGAGGTCATAAAATCCTAGAGCCAGAGGAACCACTATGCTAAGGACTCCTCGGCATAAGTCACCGAGGACCTGTAGGACTCCGCTCATCTGATCTGCGGAGGAAGTTGTAGCAAGTAGCTGGTTAGCTATCATCTGGAGAGAAGGCAGTAATTGATTCGCCAGGGTCACGAATAGCATCTGTATCTCTAGATGGACATTCCGCATCGTCTCCTTATAGCGAGTAGCAGCCGCGATGCTATCCTCAGTTATTGGCGAGCCCTTATCCTTTACCTTCTGTAAGGCATCCCCGAGTTCGTTGAACATAGGGATGAGCTCGAACCCTGCCCTGCCGAATAGGCCCTTAGCGACTGCGTCTTGCTCTACGCTGCTTAATGTCTTGAACTTAGCGATAGTATCAAGTAGTATGCTGTTTACACTTCGCAGTGAACCATCTGTATTTAGCAGCCCGACCTTTAGAGTAGAACTAAATATATCTGCCAGGTGCCCTCCTATAGTAACAGCATCATAGACCTTCGCATTGAATATCGTAAGCGAGCGAGACAGGTCTCCGAACTCCATGCCTACTGAAGCTGAGGCATTCTTCATAGCCTCGATAGTCTCAAGGCCTATACCTGTCCGCTCTTGGAGCCTTCCCATCTGCTCCTCGAGGGCAATAGCATCATCGATAGCTCCTACAAGCTTCAGGCCTGCCTGGATAGAAGCGAAGGAAGCAGCGACTTGGGATGCTAGTGATGTCAGACCTCTGCCAGCCTGACCAAGAAAGTCATTCATCTTGGTCAGAGCGTTAGCTGTCTGCAGGCTTAGGATTATTGCGATCTCGTTACTCATGATTCATCTATTAACTGCTGCTGCTTATCGATGAACTGATTCTTTTCGAAGATCGAGGCCATCGTCTGGGCAAGGCGTAGTAGATTCCGAGACTCCTGTCGCCTATGCCCCTTATCGAGGGCCTGCAGCCACTCGAGCGAATGGCTGCAGGCTAACTCTCGATCCCCGTTCATGCACGTGGCTGCAACCCTGGCTGCGAAGTCAATGATGCTTTCTCGGATGCTTTCTCCGAAGCGAGTCTCAGAAGTTCCGGCCGGACCGAGTTCAGCCTCTTGGTAACTCTCTCGTTCTGCCTGCTCGCGTAGACGAAAAAACCCTTAGCATTCACTTCTTCGGAAGCAGTGCGGAGGGTTTCATATGACTCCGGTTCAAGACTAAGGACCCACTGTTTGACCTTTCCGCAGATAAGTGCGGTGAGGCCCATCTCGTCGTCCTGCAAGAGGAACGCCGCTTCATAATCTCCCAACGGGAGCTGGCGTACAAAGACCTCCGCTGAGCCTCCATCCGCTAGTTGAACTGTGATCGTACGACCACCTTTTATTGTTTCCATATGCCGTCTCGTCTTTCTGTTTTGGTTTGTTTACGGATTCAGAAGTGTGACCGTCCCTTGAAGCGAATTGGTCCCGAAGCAGTTGTGAAGCTTTATGACAGCGTTCAGACCATTGCTGACCGCCCACCCCGGTCCGTTCTGATAGTAGAACGAGCTTGAGAAAAACTCCGTGCTTCCGTTCGTCGCGTAGTGCGCCGAATCTTGGCAGGTTATCGAGGGAGCAACGATTGCGCCGTTGCCGGTATTGTTCTGGTCCATATAAAACTGACAATATCGGAATTTCATATGACCTGGGCCAGGAACAACTACCTCGTGGCCGTTTGGCCCTGCCATTTTCTGGTCGGTCAAGAACCGGCAATAATCGAAATAGGCAACCTTGTTGGAAACGTTTTCGCTGTAGTCTGCGCAAGCGTCGTAGGCCGAACCGAACTCGCAACCCCACGCCCTCCCGTTCCTCCAAGACGCGCCAAGAAATATTCCATCACCAGCCGCGCCATCAACAGCCTTAATGTTCTCAAGATACCAGTTGGTCGTGACAGGCCCAGGATTAGGACCAATGCTAGACAAGTGTATCACCCCACAAGTTAGGTTTAAAACCCTCGCGTTTGTGCCTATCATGGTAATGCCGTTGGACAGTATCGTAGTTTCTCGACCTTCCCCAATTAGGGTTTTGCTATCCAGCGTGAAGGCAGCGTCGTTTACATAGGTTCCAGCCCTGACATGAATCGTGTTCCTGATTCCGGCTGTGGCATTTATAGCGGCATTGACCGTTTTGGTTGGCCAGTCAGGGGAGCCGACTTTGAAGACATAATCGCTACCCGCTCTATCATCTACCCATACGTCGTGATTGTTTGTATTTGCCGACATTCCGTAATAAGTCTCAGCCGGTTGGTTGGTCATATAGGCCGTAATCAACGCGGATTGAAAAGATAGCGCCGGTAAAGCCACTGCAGCCGCTTCCAAAGGATTGACAATAGGCGTGGTCAGCGGGAAAGCATATATCTGGGTGGTGTTATTGGTAATTATCCAGCTTAAACCGTCCCCAGCGCGGTCGTCACTATTGACAATGACAAACCCTTGCGAGCTGCCTGTATTCGTATATAGCAATGGGTTCCTTCGAACCAGCGTATAGACGCCGTTCACCCCGTTACTCTCAGCGAGCGTCACCAATATCTGATTCGTGTTCCCGTATGGGTCCACGGTGAACAAGGGGGACGACACGCCGGCAATGTAAGAATTAGAAGTCAATACGCTCACCGAGGCCGCCCCAGAATTTTGGTTTACTGGTAGGACATACGGCTGCGCATTACTCAGGCTGGTTGCCGCCAGTAGGGATAGAAGGAATGACAGGTGCTTGATTTTCATTATTGTTTTTGTTTTTAAGTTTATCAGACGGGTTCAGGACGAAAGGAGCCGACACCTTATTGTCGGACTCCTTCGCCACCTCGATAGTTTTTGGCTGGTCGCTCATTAGACAGCGGAGTTGTTCGCGTTGTTCGCCGAGTAGAGGAAGGTGAATAGATACTCGGGCTTAGTCATGTTCTTGGGTGCGCCCTTAAACTGACCGGATAAGTAGGCAACCGCCCACGTAGTCACGTTAAGGATGAGATTGTTCTGGTGGTCGTAGCTCTGCATCTTGAAGATGCCACGAACGCCGGCACCGTTGCTCCCGTTAGTCGCGAAGCTCGCAGCCGTCCCGTTAATAAGACGGGTAGAGTTCAACGCGAGCTGGACAGCCAAGACATCGCTCTTCGTGGTTATGAGCTTGAGCTCAGGAATCGCGAAGGGAATGATGACGTCAGTCGCCTGGACCTGGCCCGGAGACGGCTCCAAGATTTCTTCCTTGGGACCATACTTAGGGTCAATGTCGAAGCTCTCGACGGTTCCGATTGCCCAGTCAGTGCTCCACTTAGGTTCACTAACGTCGGGCCATGCGCCGTTTTGAGAAACTGTTCCCGGAGCCGGAGACGTAAAAGCGTCACCCAGCACGGCGAACCAGACATGCGCTCCGATGAATATTGGATTTTGTTTCCAGCCTGCCATAGTATTTGATTCGTTATTTGGTTTGTTGTTGTCGACTTATACAGGGTCAGCTTCCACCGTAAACTCCGGAGGAGTCGTGCCGGACGCTACTGACGCAGCCCACGCGTCGACGTGTGCGTGAACTAAGTCTTGAGTGGCCTTAGAGATGAGGCCTTTCTCAAAGAGTGTCGTAATCCAGTTCTTGGCCGCTTCGATGATCGGGCCGACTTCCTTCGCCGCCGAGATAGCAGCTTGGATGCCCTGGACGATTAACATGATTTCTGCAGGATTTAACATATCAATGTAGAGTTATTTAGTTTTACTATCGTTAGTGGGTTGAGTTTGTCGCTGCTGAGTTAGCAGCCTGCTGAGCCGCGGACTCAAGGGCCTGCAGCTTTGATAGGAGCATCTGCATCGTAGACAAACCATCAGGAGTCGGGCTTGCCATATAACCCTGCCTCGCGGAAGTATAAAGAGTGATCGCAGACCAAGCCTGGGGCCTGATCGCATCGAGCGAATGCTTGATAGAGGGCGATATCTTCCATAGGAAGGCCCGATTGTTCCGCTCCCACTTAAAGAGGCCGTCAATCGTCGTCATGGCTAGGTCAAAGGACGCATCTACCGCGTAGAAGGCGGGGTCAGGAGCGGCCAGGGCTGTAATGTTCGTAGAGACGATGCCCGACGAATTAGTAACTACCTGGAAGGAAGCTGGAGCATAGGCCCCGCCAGCTTCAAGGTTTTTAGAGCCTCCGAATAGGTTACAGCCAGTAAGTCCTAGCGGGGCGATCAGGACCGCGAAGGCGAATAGGATTGAGCTCACCGTGCCGCCAGAAGAGCTTGCGGAAGGTCCATGCCACTGGTGACTAAGGACGAAGCCTGCGATGGTCGTGCCAAGGCCGATAATACTCTCGGCGTTTGCGTCGATGACCGAGCCAGACTTCGTCATATGATGGGCGAGTAGGAAGCCGCCTGCCCATTTCAATGCTCCGCGAAAGAGACTATTAAGCCTCTCGGGAGTTAACTGCGATACTATTAAGTTCCACATATTTTTGTCCGTCTACTTTTTTGCGCTCAGCTCACCCTTCATAGTCGCGACGTCCTTAGCAACGTCCCCGACTTGAGTTTGTAGTGAACTGAAATTTTGCCGGACCTCCTTTGCGAGGTCATCGACCTTTGTCGATTCGTCACGGAAAGTCTCCTTCGTGACATAGATAGATTGGATATGGTCGTCCTGAGCTTTGATCTTTAAGTCCACCTTAGCGTCGAAGGACCACTTAACCCAACATATAAGGCAGCTAACTACTATCGGTCCAAGGATAGTAAAGGCCAGGTTCACTCTTTGTTCTTTAGTCATTGTCATAATAGGTTTGTTTAGAGTCCGAATACCGCAAACCGATTAAATCTGATATGGTATGCTACCAGGCCTTCGTCAAATGTTACAAGTTCAAAGCAGTCAGAGGAGAGCGCGAACCTAACCCCACCATTATCTGGGTCAGCTTCTATAACTGCCCCGATTAGGTCTTTAATCATTCCGTTAACTACCTGGCCAGGGTCTGGATATAGCTGCGAACCAACTAGGTCGTTAGAGCCTCCTAATAGATTTACCAAGTTTCCATTAGCAACGAAGGTCCCAGAGACAGCTAGGTGCTGAGTTCCATTCTGTAGGCCAAGGTCATCACCACCTATCGAGCTGCCCATGACGAACACATAGCTAACTCCGGGAGTAACCGCTATGTCGAAGTGACACCCTGATGGGCCAGGGAATGTTGAATACTTAGAACCCTTTGTGACTAAGTTAGCATTTAGGAACTTAGGGTTATATTGGAGACGGGCTATGATGGTGCATTCAACTCCAGAGGAGCCTGCGACTTCACTATCAGAGTGACCATGAGCAGGAGGCCAGATACTAACAGCCCAGCCTGGGCCGGGGACTCCGTCATTCGGAGATAAGTCAAGGGCGTCTTCTATTACTGCCTTGCCATTGCCCATGTCTTCGATAACTACCCCGCCAGCGAAAGTAGGGTGAGCTGCTATCAAGTTTCGAACTGTGCCTTGGACGTCAATGAAATTCATTAGAATGTTTTCTTGATATCTTCTTTCAGCTTCCTATCGACATACTCCATGATATCGGCAGTAGTGGACTTAACAGCCTCAGTAACTACTGCTTGCTGCTTCGGCTTAGAGAGTCCTTCGACCGCAGACTCATATAGGTTTGACCTAGCACCGAACCAGCGCATAACCGCATACTTCTTTTCTGCGGAAAGGAACATACTAAACTCAGAAAGGGTAAAGCCATATCGGCTCTCGATATCCCTCTGAACATCAGACGTGGCTCCAGACCTATTCTGAGGCCTAGGGACAGCAAAGCCTGAGAAGCCTCTGGCAGACTCACGGATTTGTAGTTCTCGCTTCACTGCGAGCGCCTGAAGGTTTAGGCGGATACCACTACCATCAGGAGATAGGATACCAGTAGCGAACGAAGCAACCTTCCTGCCTTTCTTCTCAGCGAGCCAGACCTTACCAGTCTTTACGCTAGACTGAGCTTGGTATCGGCCGGCAACATCTGCTAGCACTGCTGGCCTAACCCTTACCCCGCTACCTGTCTTCAGAGCTGCTAGCCTTTCCGCAAGAACTTGCCCTTTTTTCGGGGCGATCTTTCGAAGCTCTGAGGCGACATTATAGGAAAGCTTAGTTGACTGCTTAGAAACAATCTCAGCCTCTGTCTTAGTAGATACTTGTCCATACTTACGCATGGACTCAGCGAGCCTCTCGAGCTCAAACTTCAGTTCTACTGATAGGACATCACTCATGACGGCTGAGACCTCTCGCAGTAACAGACCCAAGTAATTGCCGTAGGGAAAACATACTTAACACGATGCCTGAAGCCAAGAGAGTCCAGGAACGCATCGCCTACGGTCGGCTGCTCCAAGATATCAACAAACCGAATCTCTATCTCGGTCAGACCATCAGCTTGGAAGTTAAGCTCACCATCCTTTGCCGTGATGGTATCCTTGAGCTCAAGCGGCTTCCGATTTACTATAGCCTGAACAGTCTCGACGCCGTTGAGCGTGAGCGCCTCGCCGGCAAAGCCAACGAGGACGCCCATACCCAAGTTACGAATTGAAGCCGCAGCGTTCAAGGAGTGTTCTTTTTGTAGCCTACTGCGATTAGCGAGTTAGATAAGACGCTGGCTGCCCCATTAGCCATCCTAGATATCTCCAGGTAGCCGGCACCACCCAAGCTTATATTCGTGGATAGCACGTTCAGGTTTGTCGAGCTTGCGTTATAGCCAACGTTCGTCCAGTTTATTATGCTGGCATTAGTATCATACCAAACCCCGTCCACGGATTTGCTAATTACCAAGTTCTCACCCGTGCCGGCGCCATTTGGGAATGAGAAGTATGCCTCAATCTGAACGTTCTGCGCGGCGATTGGACCAATCCTAGCAAAAGTCGTGGTCGTATTCGTCGTGTAGTTCGTATAAGTAACCATCGCAGGCGGAACGGCATTATTGCTCCAATACTGGCCGATGTTCGTAACGATAGAGGATTGACTCCACCCCTGGTTCAGGTTCGTAGAAGTCCCGATGGCGAGTGTATTCGTAGCATTACCAGCCGCCATATTAAACGGAGACGGGAATGCCTGGACGACATAGAACGATTGCGAGGACTGCGTGCCGCCGGTTCCTACGGATGGCTGAGCTTCAACGTTAGTAACGGCAAGACCGACGGCGAGTCCGACGGCCAGCCCCAATGCTTTCAACTTATCAATTATCGTTTGCATTATTTAATTTCTTATTTTTGGGTCTTGCAGCGTCGGGTTAAGCCTTCACAGGAGCCGCTGCGGGCTCTTGGTCAGCTTTTACGGCCACTTTCCCCTCGGGAGGGGCTGAAGGGACCTCCGGGGCCTTATTGTCGCCCTCGGACGATTTGGTAGTGAGCTTATAGGCGATTACGGCAGCCGTTAGGTCCGTAATCTTTCCAGCCTTCAAAGCCTGCATACCAGGTGAGTCTACCGCGGAATAACCATGAGGTGGGTATCCTTCAGCAGGATAACCGGCAGCCATGAACTCCTCGAGGGTAGGACCGGAGGGCAGCTTGGTTTCTTTTTCAACCAGCTTTCCGTTATCCAGCTTCGGAGAGTTCAGACGTTTCTTCGCTGACTCACGAGCAGCCTTCTCGAGAGGGTTCTCGGTCGGCGGCTGCCAGTAGACAACCGGCTTCGGCTTAGTGAAGATCGGTGTCGAGGCAGTAATCGGAGTCGGATCGATAGGCATCGGGACGCCTTGTGGGTTATTGAACCTCTCGATTCGTGACCACTTAACGTCCTTCTGTTGAAGGGCCTCAGCCGCCGCTTTTTCCATGGCGACTCCGTCGAGGCCCGTATAGAGGTTCACCGGGACGATTCCGGCGTCGGTCACTTTCTGGCCGATTAGAATAAATCCTCTCATTGGTTTATTTCGTTAAAAGGTTTGAGACTAGGCTCCGGCGACAACGATACGAACGCCGGCGTTGTCTGTAATAGTTCCGGCAGCGCCACCCTGGTTACCAGCGCTAACTCCGAAGAGGAGACCGCAGCCGATAAGCACGTTGCCGGTTCCGACTTCTTGCCAAGCAGTGCCGGTCATGTGGATGCCGGATAGCTCGTCAACCATCGGATAGAACTCTTGGACCTTCGGCACGCCGAGCTGGTCAGCTGCGTTCGAGAAGTCCAGCTGACGGGTTGCCACGACGATAGCGCGAGGGTCACCGGCAAAGCCGATAAGATTACCATCGCCACCGTTGTACATATCAGGATACTCAACGATGCGGTTGAAACCTGCGAGGTTATTCCACTGGCGATAGCCACGGTCACCGTTAAGCGCACCATAGAATAGCGAGCTCCGAACGCGATCATCGGTTCCGAGTTGGGAGGCGTGCGGAGTATTGATAATAGCATAGCGACCACGGGCTGCGGTCTTCTGGAGGTTAAGCTGCGACCGGATGTTACCGTCCCAGGTATCAAGGTTGACGTTAGCGAGGGGCACCGTCACCTTGTTCGAGAAGTTAGCGGCGTTAACCTGCGCGAGGCAAGTATCAACGACATACTTACCGAGAGCATAGCCGTAGTTCCGGACAGCTTCCTTATAAAGCTCGATTTTGGAAGCGAGCTGCGTGAGCCAGGTAACATTGACGGTAACAATCTTAAACTGGTTCAAGGTAACAGGCACGTCTTCGATCAAAGTCGTAACGTCCTGCTGAGCAGCCTTAAAGCCACCGTTGTTAGCGTCATAGTTTCCTACGACCGGCACGTGACTAATTTTCGCAGTAACTTTATCACCGAGAACTGCAGTTTTCGAACTGAAGTCGGTCCCGAACCCACCCGGCTGGAAGAGCTGCGGAGTCTCCAGCTTAAACGCATCTAGAACATCCATCAGGATTTCGGGGACGCTAAGGGTAACAGAACAAGCTCTGGCCTGAGGCCGGTTTAGCGAACAGGCAACCAACGTGAATAGGACAAGCCCGGCGAGGATGTGCCCGCTAACGGCGAAGACCGCGAACAGGAAACATGCCAAGATGGCGAGGTGAAGCGAAGCCCAGAATTTGGCCCGCGAGTTATATCGTTTTGTGTTCATTCGATTATGTGTATATCAGTTATAGTTGTAGTTGATGTTATTGCCCGTTCTCGGGTTGCATCACTTCGCCGCGGGCTGGGCGAGGGTGAAGATGTTTTCATGCCCGCGGAGCTTACGGATCTGGCGACAGATCACTGCCTGCTCATTAGCGGACTTGCCTTTCAGACTGTTCTGCAGTTCGACGATCTGCTCATCGGCCGTCTTGTTATCACTGCTATCAGCCGGAGGCACCGGAGGGGCGCCGCGGTTGATAGGTAGCCTGGTAGAGGCCTGGCCTTTGGCTTCAGTCAGGTCGGCGATCGTATCGATCAGTTCCTGCTCATTACGTAGGCCCATGGCGATCAGAGTTTCCTTGCGGCCTTCCTTAACGAGCTTGTCTTCGACGGCTTTGTTCACGAGGCTCGTGACACGAGTTTTCTGGGAGGCCTCGTAGTCTTTCACACGGTTGCGGAGGGTATCGAGCTCAGTATCCGCACCTGTGCGGGACTTCACGATGCTATCATTCTGCTTGTTAAAAGCACTCACGATGGCGGCCTCATCCGTCATATCATTAGACGGCAACAGACCGGCCACAGCGAGCGCGTTGATGAGAAGTTTCATGTGTTTTGGTTTGTTCTGCTTACTGCTGCCGACGGCCCCACCGCTATTGCGGATTCCATTCGGCCTTCGGAAATTGTTATTGACGGCTGCCATGAACGTATCCGCCACGTTGTAACCCTTAGCGAGATCGTTCCAGGTCGGGCTTGTATCGACGATCTCGTCACAGAAGCCCATCTTTTTTGCCTCGTCCGGTCCCATCGAGGTCGTATTCGTGACCATGTCGCGCACAGCCTTCTTCGAGTTCCCAGTCCGCTCTGCGAGCATGTCGATAAGGTTCTCGTTGGAGGTCCTAAGAACGCTCAGGTATGCCTCAGCCTGCTTGGAGATATCGTCCGCATCTCCGCTAGCATCGAGGCCTCCCTGAACAGGGTGTATCATTAGCATCGTGCCAGGCATCATCTTCCTTACAGCCCCTGCCTGATGAATAATAGCGCCGGCACTAGCAGCATAGCCTATGACGCAAGTATGGACGTCACCGTGCGCTGCGATTTGGTTAGCCATAGCGACTCCTTGGTCGAATCGGCCGCCGAGAGTATTGATAAGGAGATGAACCCGAGAATCCTTTAGGTTTGCAAGAACACGTCCGAACTCATTCGATGATGTTCCGGTGTCGCTCTCCTTATCAAATCCAACAGGCCCATCAAGTAGCATCGTAACGCCATCCTCGTCGCCGTCACCATCATCTCCGCCTTGGGCGCCCGTGCCTAGGTCATTCTTGATATACCTTAGCCACTTTGGTAAATTCAAGTCTGCGATCTTAACTTTCATTTCTTCTTTCCTTTCTTTGGCGCAGGAGCAGGAGGGGTCCCGCCAGACGGGTCAGCTTCCGGCTCACCGGTTGCAAGGCTATCATCCTCTTGTGAGCGAGTTACAAACATCTTGGATTCAAGCGAGATAAGCTCAACAAACTCCTTAACGTCCTTAAAGCCAGCCGCAAGAATATTCTCTTTGCGTGCCTTAGCCTCCTTAACTACCTGCGCTTCAACGTCAGTAGGATTATTTCCATACCGGCCGTGGTATTCCTGGAGCGACATAAGGCCATGCGCGACATCATCACGGTCTTGCTGCGATTGGTCACGAGATACGTTTACCTTCTGCGGAAGCTGCCAGTCGATACAGTCTTCCCACCCGTCCGGACAATCGGTAGATAGAGGACCATCAATAACGTCGTCCTGCATCAGCCAGATAACGATCCGCTCTTGGTGCGGAAGCATATCAAGCTGGAAAGGTTCTACAACTCGCTGGGCAATCTCCAAGTCGCGATGGATGTCGGTTCCACCTAGGGATATAGGAAGCAAGACCGAAATTGGAAAGCCGGTAGAGGCTCCGATGGTATTAGACAGGAAGTCCATAAACCCAATCCAAGCAGAGCCTGGGCGGTTATTTACCAGCGGGGTGTATTTATCTCCGCGCTTAAGGACAACTGACTCAGCACCGAAGTTGATGCGATAGTAGTCATCTTTGTTCGTATCGTTAGCCGGAAGATTAAAGACGGTAGGAAAAGCCTGACCATTCGATATGGAGCCGTATCGGATAAGGTTATACTGCTCAGCGTCGAGTTGGCCGGAGGAGGTTTCGATTACATCCTTATGCCGCGATGCGCTCTTAACCGATTGCTTCTCCATCGCTAGAATATCATCGACGTCCCGAGCAGTATTAATTGCGGAAGCAAGAACAGTCTCTCCGCGATACTGGGAAAGCCTCTTCGGGGTAAAGTGCTGCATTACGAACTGCGCGTCAATCGTCAAGTCCGAGTTATTAACGCTGTAGCTCTGGACGATTCCCTGCTTGTTAAGGTTGAAACCGTCCACTACACTAGTAGTATCAGACTCGGAGGTCCCGCCTTCATTCAGGTTCTTACCTTTCATCCCTCCAATCCTATGGGACTCCAGGCCTTGAATCTTATTCCTGAACTCTACCGTCATATCAGCCGTCTCAACAGAGAAGGCCTCACCATCGAGCTGCTCGGCCCTGCCGAGACAACGCTGGTATTGGGAGAATGAGCACGGCGCGCCTAGGTGGATATTGCGAGAGGTCCTTTTGGCCCAGCGCTTCTGAGCCCTGTCGTTCCACTTCTTGTTATCGGTATTAAAGATAGGAACGAAGCCAGAGCCGACGATTAAGGTAACGATCCGTTCGATGATAGACCGAACAAGCGGAGAGTTCTTGTAAAGGTAACGCGCATGCCGACAAAGCTCAAGGCGGGTATATCGGTCGAGGTCTTTCTTCGCATCCTGAACCGGAAACCAAATGAAAGAACGATTCGGCGACCAGCGAGAGCCTTCATACCAGTTATTCTCCAGAGCCTCGAGCGCAGCTGGACGGCCACTAGGTGCTAGAATCACACCCGGCGGCATGCTAATAGTCCTATGTTCGCCAATAATCGTTTTCATTTCGAGACATACATCCAGTTATCGGTGTAACCCATCACTGGACGCATCTTGGCTTCCATGTCAGCTTCGACTTGTGCATCAGTAGGAGCTGCATTGCCTGCCTGAATTAACGAGGTCTTGCTGTTATCGAATCGCTCAATCAAATAACCCCACATATCGACGGCCATCTGGGGAGTGAAAAGGGCAACGCTAGAACCTTCCATCGAAACAGATTGACCGTCTCCACTGACGCTTAGGATACTTCCGCCTGCAATAACATCGAAGGCTGCATCAGACTTAGCTTGGAGAGCAGGACGCAGCAACCCTGTGCCTGCTTGGTTCACAGTTCCCCAAACACGCCTGAGTGCTGCGGTAGCTAATCGAAGGTCAATCACATCTTAGTCGGCCTTAGCTTTCCATAAGTTATGGTCACTAAAGCACGACTAGATGTGTGAAGCTATAGGAAGTTAGGGCAGTTAGGGCAGTTAGGGCGAAAACTGCTGTTCTCGGGGTAGAACCCCTGCCGATAGCAGAACCCTAAGCGCAACGGATAGGTCAAACCTAACGACCCGCTTATTAACGTCTGGATGCCTTGCTAGGCTTAGGCCCCATCGCTTTTCATTCTTACGAAGCTGGTCGATAGTGATTTCATCTCCGCGCTTCTCAGATATGATAGCTGAAAGTTCTTTCCTACTAACAAGTTTGTTCTTCATCCTCGTCCAGGTGGAAGTATGATATTGCCTTGGTTCTTACGGACGTTATAATGAACGTCCATCTTAATCCAGTCAAGAACCATGCACACCTGCGCCGGAGTGCTCCCACCAGACACCATTGCTGCGTTTACCACTGTTACTACTGCCGCCATTAGTTGGTTCGGGTCTATTGGCTGGGGTTGGGGCTGTTGTTGTGCGTCCATCGTTTCCTTTCATTGTTTCTAGCTGAACTAACGTTAATCCGACCATGTCGACCTGTAATGCGAAATAGCATTCACAAACATACAGGTCGTTCCTATCTTTTAGCTGACGATATACGAATGACTTGCTGCCATCCCTTGGACTGGTTATCTCCTCGCGTTGCTCGGCCTCCATGTGAAGCCTATAGTCCTCGCTAACGTCTACCGGAGTCTCCCATTCTGTCTCGCTGCGGAGAAAGTCTAGGCGTTCACGTATTCCATACTTTGAGTAGAGAAAGAACATCGGCTCACGCGGATCAGGGACATTAACTGGGCCTTGTGCTGAGCTTATCTCCAGATATGGATATTTTGGCTCTCGGCCTAGCATCTGGTGCAACGGCCGGCCTGGACTAAAGATACGTCGTGCCCCTCCTTCATGTGCATAGAACTTTTCCGCAGTGCCCTTAAGCGCATTGATACCATGCTTTAAGCAGAACAGATAAACATGCTCGGTATCATCGCCGGAGTCAGCTACGCCTTGCCACATCTGGCAGCTATGCTCCTTTAGCACCTGGACGACTTCATCATCCGTGTCTAGTCGCCCTTCATAGACTAGCCGCGATTTGAACTTGCCTTTCTCTGTTATCTGGGCATCACGTATCGTTATCCACCAATACGGGAACTCATTCTTGCTTTTCTGGCCTTGCTGACGGTCCAGGCTGAACCTCCGCATCTTGTTACCAGGAAGCCCATCGCGGTTCTTCTTTACTTCCTTGTTTATCGTGACGATATTAAGCAACGGCACGTCATTAGGATCGTAGGGAATACACTCCCGCTCGCGCTTATATCTCTTCCAAGGCTCAGGATCACCCTGGGACCTGGCCCGTAGCGCGTCATGCTTTTGCTTTATTAGCATCATCCAGTCTATGAAGTCGACGCTAACTGCCTCATAGGTATAGGAACGATACTTGAGCTCAGCATTCGGGTTTGTAGGGTCCGAGTAGTCTCCGTTATCACTCATCGCCTTGCGAGTTATCAAATCCTCATTATGGACTGTATAGCCACATGGCATCTGATAATGGATCGTAGGCCTGAGTTTGTTATAGTTATATTCGAAATGACCTACTCGGCAGCCATCAGCATCATAGCGAAGGCCTCCAAGGTCTGGCCTGTTAGGGTCCCAGTGAGTCCGCATACGATGAGTTTTACCACAGCCAGGGCATCGGACCTCCCAGTGCTCCTGCGTTCCGTTGCGGAAGGCAACATCCAGTTGGTCCTTGACATCTCCAGCATTCGATATATCGATAGCCTTATAGTTCCATACCGCGGTGAGCCGATTCCTGGCCTTCTCTAGATGCCCAGGCTTCCAACTATGTATCTCTTCATTCAGTTGGAACGTCACTGAGTCTGAGTCAATGTTATCAGGAACGAAGACACCCTGCATCCTGAAGAATAATTTGCCAAAGTTAATCTCACCATCGGAGTAACCTAGCAGGCTATCCATCATAGTAGCTACGGGTAAGCATGCCCGTAGGATCGATTCTATACGCGAGTTCCACCTTTCCTTGGCCCTATCATCGTTCGACCAGTTAAACTGGAGGAAACCGTAGGCGAAGCGAATCCAGTAGCATAGCAGGACCTCGCCAAGCACGGAGCCTCCAGTCTGGACTGGCTTCATAAACGTCACCGAGCGCGTCACGTCGTCGACCGCACGGAGCATTGGCTTGCGAAGCCAGGGTGTAACTGAGATTCGGAAACTCTTGGACCGTACGCTCGTTGGGAACTGGCAGAACTCCTCCGCCCAAGGAATTATCTCAGGCGGAGGGTTAGGAGTGCTAGCTCGGAACTCATTCACTGTCCTCTTCGTATCAAGCTCGTTCATCACTGGCCTTTCTTTTCTTCGAAGGTCTTTAGCTTCACTTCGATGTTCTTCTTAATGTTCTCTATCTCGCGTAGGACCTCACGGTTGATTTCTACTTCGCTCTTGCCCTTAAGCACCGCGGGTAACTGCTGAGCAAGGCGTTCCAGCTCTCCATAGTAGGCAACAGCTACGATATCACCTATCAGCCTGCTAACAGATACGAAGTCTATCACTGACAGGCGCAGCTTCTCAAGGTTGGTCTCACGAGTTAGAGCTACAGCCCGCTTATCGCGCTTGTCCCAGACCTCCTTGGCGTCAGGGTCGTCCTCGAGGCCTCCGTTAAACCACCACTCCAGGAATACATTAAGATGCACCCTGCCGTATCTAACGAACAGGCATCCATTCTTCTTGGCATGCGCCAAGGTCTCCATCGGTATCTTAGTCGCAGCTGCAGCCATCTGCATGCTATCATAGACTGGCAGCTCAGTTCCATGGACTCTAGGTCGCCCTGAGCCTGCACGCTTTCCACCCCTACCGGGTCGCTCTGGTAACTTCATTGATTAAGCTCCTCCCATCCCGGAGCCTTGTCTCGCGTCGTCAGCGGCTCCGGCATCTGACGACTCTTTTCGCGGAGGGACAGTAAATAGGTCGAGGCTGACCTGGCATGGATGTAGGCCTCGTCTATCTCGGTGGCCGTTAGTGGCTCACCATTCCACATCCTATCCACGAGTTGGAAGCATAGTGAGGCGTGCTTCCTCGCACGGTTTATGGTCGTATCGATGTTCATTTAACGTCGCGCTGAGCTACGGCTACTCTATCTCCGTAGTTCTGGTTGAAGTCGACGAATGCTATTAGCGTCAACTTCTTCAGTTCTGCCTTCTGTGCTTCGGATAGCATAGCATCGATGGCCATCTCGATTATACTGGTTGCTTCTTCTTTGCTCATCATAGAATTATTTAACAAGCTCGCTGCTAATTAAGTGTCCATTCTTCCATACTTCGTTTGTACACCAGAGATGCACTGGATTAACTGAACCGTCCGTAGAGACTCCCTGCACTTGTCCTCGGTCCGATAGATAATAATATGGCTGTCGATAGTCTCGCGCTCCGCTCCAACTCCAGGACCCATTAGGGAAGTTATGCTGAAACGATAACGTATTTCCATCGGTATGGAAACTAAGATAGTGAACTAGCGCGTTTGTGTCCTGCGGAGGAGGATAAGGGCTGAACTCTAGTATCGTCCCGCCCGTGTCGTCCGGGTCATTAGTTACTTGCAGCCAGTTGGTGGCCATATTATACTCAACGCCGTTATAGTTGAAGTTATTGGTATCGAATCTATTCAGATTCCATGTCCAGTAACAAACCACCTCGTTGGTCGGGTAGCCGGTCCAGTTATAGAATATTGCGTTGAGCGGGATATGGTTAAACCCGTTAGCCCATGGCGCGTTTGTCGATTCGTTCTCATAGTCTGAGCTACCAATAGAGTTTGTATAATGAACTCCGTCTGTGGCGTAGCGAACCTCCAAGTGGAACACGTTCGTATACCAGACAGGAGGCGGCTGCTGCGCGAACAGGGACGACGCGAAGAGGCATAAGAATAGGACGACCATCTTGAAGACCTTCGTAGGGTCTGCTGGTGTCAGCTTCTCGTTGAGGTCGCGAGTCGTCTCGTGTTTGACGTTCCTCGCGATTTCCTCCTCGCGCTCGGCTGTCCCGATATCTTCGAGCACGTAAGCCTTGTCGAAGTCAGGCTTGCGATAGCTAGGACCTTTCTGCCACTTACCGTCCGGCTTACAGTATCCGTCGATGAACTTAGACATGTTACTCTCATGGACCTCGTCGAAGATTGGTGCGGTATCAACTCCCATAGCGCAGCCGGCACCTTCGACGACATACTTCAGGTCTGCGACTGCGTCGATAGCTTCCCGGAAGTCGGTGCACCCAAATGAGTTCTGCTCGCAGTAGATAGAAGGCTCGTGACCGAAGGCTCCGCCGATATTCGATAGCGATATACTCAGGCCGAATGAATCGGCAAGCTCGATTAGCTCCTCCGCGATCAGCTTTACCCGGAGCCGTCGAACTTCCAGCGGAGGCATCGTTAGAACCCTAGGCGCCTCTTGCAGCTTTCCTCCGTTCTTGAACGCCGTGTCCATGAACTCGATTACTTTTCGTTGTTCTTGTCTCATTTATTATGTTTCCTTTCAGTTTTTTGTTTGTTTGATTAAGGAGTTTGCGAGAAAATTTGCTTTGGTAAGTTTTTAGGGCGCTGCAGCGGCCC